CTACTGCCGCTACCAGCGGTGAGGGTGCTAAAGCGGCGACCTATACCACCTATGTTCTTGGTCTTGGCGCTATTCAGTACGCCCCTGCCCCTGTGAAGGTTCCTTCCGAGCTGACCCGTGACGCTCTCAAAGGCGGAGGCTATGACGCTCTGGTGACTCGTATCCGCGAAACCATGCATCCCAACGGTTTCAGCTTTACCAAGCCCACTTCCGACTACACCGCTTCCCCCACGGACGCTCAGCTTGCGGCTTCTGACAACTGGTCTATCGTGGCTGACCCCAAGACGATTGCGCTGGCGAAGATCATTACCAACGGCTAAGGAGGTTCACCATGTTCTATGTTTCTGACGGGAAAGTGTATGTACGGGAGGGAGATCACTTCCGTAATGTAGGCTTTACCGCAAAGGACAAGGTGATTACTCGGTGTGAACTGGAAAGTACCTCTGTTGTGATGGGTACGGTGGTTGTTGATACCCTCGACAACCCCGTAGCCCTCACCCGTGAGGAAATCATCACCAAGTTCAATCTGTCTGAGAGCAATCCTATTCCGGTTATCAAGAAGTCTCGTGAGAAAACTGAGGAACCGGTAGCGTGACGGGAGGTGGAAAGTGTGACGGACGCTGAGAAGTTGAAAATGGTGAAAGCCATGACTGGTGAGACAGACGAGGGCATTCTTTCCACCTACCTCTCGATTGCTGGTGACAAGGTATGCCGCAAGGCATATCCATATGATCCAGATGTGCGGCTTGTCCCCTACCGGTACGGTTTTGTACAGGTGGAGATTGCGGTGTATCTGCTGAACAAACGGGGTGCCGAAGGCCAGACCGCTCACAGCGAGAATGGCATCTCCCGTTCCTACGAAGACGGAGATGTGCCGCCTACGCTGCTGAGGGACATCATTCCCTTTGCTTCCGTAATGGGAGGTTGAGCATGAAGACTCTGAACCGCAACAAATTGCCCTTCTGGTATCTGCTGTATGACCGTAAGGTTTCTGCCAAGGATGAGTATGGTAACGAGACTGGTGAGGAAATCGTGTTCTACAAGCCTGCTGTGGCGATGAGCGCCAATATCTCGGCGGCAACCGGCTCCGCTCAGGTGGAGCAGTTCGGTAATTTCGCAGGGTACGACAAGGTGATCGTTACCGATGACCTGAGCTGCCCCATTGACGAGAACACCGTACTGTTCATCGACAAGGAGCCTCAGTATGACAAGGACGGGAAGCCGCTCTACGATTACGTGGTTCGCCGGGTCGCCAAGTCCCTCAACTCTATTTCCTATGCGGTCAGTAAGGTGACGGTATCGTGAGTCAGACAATCAATGTTCCGCTCTCCGGGAGAGGGATTGAGCGGCTGATACAGGAAACCGAAAACTGGAAGAACCGGCTTCAAGAGCGGACTGCGGTCTTTCTAGACCGGGTGGCGCAGGAGGGCATGGGGAGAGCTTCTGTCAAGTTCTCGCAGGCCGTTTATGACGGCACAAATGATGTTTCCGTGACGGTAGAATCACGTGGGAACAATGTCCGAGCGGTGGTGGCGACAGGTGGAGCTACCCTATTCATCGAGTTCGGCACAGGCGTGACCTACCCGGACAATCACCCGGAAGCGGACGAACTCGGCATGAAGCGTGGTGAATACGGTCAGGGTCACGGCAAGCAACACTCTTGGGGTTATTACGGCGACCCTGGCACGAACGGAGTGCTAAAAGAAAAGAAGAACGGCGGGTTCGTGGTCATTACCCACGGTAATCCCGCCAATATGCCGATGTATGAAACGGTAAAGGAGCTGCAAGACCGACTCACGGAAATTGCGAAGGAGGTGTTTTCATGATTGATGTGGAGAGTCAAATCTACACGCCGATTGTGGAAGCCCTGAGAGCGCAGTTCCCCGGTATCTTGGTCAGCGGCGAGTATGTCAATGCCCCTACCCGTTTCCCCTATGTGAGCTTGGTGGAGCAGGATAACTACACTACGGAAGCTCACATGGATAGCGGAGATACGGAGAGGTTCGCTACGTTGATGTACGAGGTGAATGTCTACTCCGATAAGGCAGGCAGCAAGAAATCTGTTTGCCGAAAGATTATGAGGTTTGTGGACGACCTCATGTACGCCAAAAATTTCAGGCGTATTTCTCTGTCCCCCGTTCCCAATTTGGAGAACGCAACAATCTACCGTCTGGTGGCTCGGTACAAAGCCGAAACAGACGGAACTACTCTTTACAGGAGGTAAATGAAAATGGCTATTTCGACCTACAAAACCTTTCTGATGAAGAAAGGTGATACCGGCGATACTTGGAGCAAGCTGATCGACATCAAGGAGTTTCCCGACCTCGGCGGTGAGCCTGAAATGCTGGAAACCACCACTCTGAGTGATGATATGCAGACTTACATCGCTGGTATCCAGTCTCTTGACGGTCTGTCCTTCACCGCGAACTACACGCTGTCTGATTTTCAGGCTCTCAAAGCTCTCGAAGGCAAGAAAGCCAGTTATGCAGTTTGGTTTGGCGGCACGGAGAGCGCCGGTTTGGTCACTCCCGATGGTTCTAACGGCAAGTTTTCCTTTGACGGCGAGCTGTCCGTGTACCCCGTGGGCGGCGGCGTGAATGAAGTGGTGGACATGAACATCACCATTGCCCCGTCTACCCCCATCACTTTTTTGGCGACCTGAGACGCCACTAATCGCCATATTGACAAGGAGGATTCGTCATGGCAAAGCAGTTGACCATCAATGACCCTACTACCGGCGTCACCTACACGCTGGAATATACCCGCAAGTCCGTCGAGATGATGGAGAAAAGCGGCTTTGTTGCCGAAGAAGTGGAACGCAAACCGATGACTATGCTCCCGGCGCTGTTTGCAGGTGCGTTTCTCGCTCACCATCGCTTTGTGAAGCGGGATGTGATCGACAACATTTATGCTCGCCTGACTCATAAGGACGAGCTGATCTCCGCTCTGGTGGAGATGTATAACGAACCTCTGCTGAGTCTTCTGGACGACCCGGAGCAGCAGGAGGATAACGAGGGAAACCTGAGCTGGAAAGCCGGTTGGTAAGCGACCGCCTTTCCGATAACGAGGGGGGCGGCGGCGATCAACGCCCAGCCGCCCTTTTTGCTTACACAGGAAAATTCTACGAAGTTTTTCCGTATTACCTCGCCATTGGTATGTCCTACGAACAATTTTGGGAGCAGGACTGTGATTTGGTGAAATATTACAGAAGGGCGGCACGAATTAAACAAGATTTGCAAAACCAAGAGGCGTGGCTTCAAGGTGCATATGTTTATGAGGCTCTCATTGATGCATCTCCGGTTTTTCATTCCCTTGCGAAAAAAGGAACGAAACCTGTTCCATATCGTGATAGCCCGTATGAACTGTTCGGGCAGTCGAATACCAAGAAACGAAAAACCATCCAAGAGGAACATGACGAAAAGGCGAAAGCCTACATGGAAGCCTTTATGGTGTCGGTCAATAAGAAATTTCAAGAGAAAGGCGGTGACATGAATGGCTGACAATGTGGAGATTCAGGGGTTGGAGTTTCAGATCGTCAATGACAGTACTCAGGCGGTCGCAGGACTTCAAAACCTGATTAACACGCTCAATCGTTTGAAAACCGCTACCAACGGCGGCGCAACGGGTCTGAGCAAGACCGCTCAGGGTATTCGGGAGCTTTCCAATTCTCTAAAAGGATTGAACAGCGGTGACGCTTCGCAGAAGATCACCCGGCTTGCCAATGCGCTGATCGCTCTGAGCAGGGTTGGAAATGTGAAGATTTCTTCCTCCATCGCTAACCAGCTAACGGCAATCAACACTGCCCTTGCTGGCCTGAAATGGACGGACGGTGATAAGCTGACTTCCCTCGCCAACGGTTTACGCCCTCTCTCCGAGTTGGGTAAGGCTAATATGACCACCTTTATCAATCAGCTTTCCAAGCTGCCGCAGGTGATCGAGGATTTGAAAGCGGCGGACATTGGCAAGTTCACGCAGCAGATGACCGCTCTTGCCGCCGCCATGAAGCCTTTTGCCGATGAAATGCAGCAGGTGTCCAACGGTTTTTCGGCGTTCCCGTCCAAAATCCAAAAGCTGATTACCAGCACGGAAAAATACAACGCTTCGATTAGTAAGGCGACCCCCACTACCGGGAAGTTCACGAGCGGATTGAAAGCGTTGAACGTTGCTACTGCCGCAGTCGCTTTCCGCAAAATCAGTCATTTCATTGCACAGGCGGTCACGGAGTCTAATAAGTACCAAGAAGACCTGAACCTGTTCACAGTCGCCTTGGGGCAGTATGCAGATGAAGCAAAAGAATATGCGGAAAAGGTATCCGATGTCATGGGTATTGACCCTGCACAGTGGCTCCGCAATCAGGGTATTTTCAATACGCTGCTAACCGGCTTTGGTGATACGGCGGAACGAGCGCAGCTCATGAGCAAAAACCTGACGCAGTTAGGTTATGACCTTTCTTCGTATGCAAATATTCCTATCGAAGACGCTATGCAGAAGTTGCAGTCTGGTATTGCAGGCGAGTTGGAACCTCTGCGGCGCTTGGGCTACGATTTATCGCAAGCAGAATTACAGCAAATAGCACTTAACCTTGGTATCAAGGAAAGCGTTGCAAACATGACGCAGGCGGAAAAGGCCGAGCTGAGATACTACGCCATTATGACTCAGGTAACGAGCGCTCAGGGCGATATGGCTAGAACACTGCAAGCTCCCGCAAACCAACTTCGTATCTTGCAGGCGCAAATTACACAGGCATCGCGGGCAATCGGCAATATCTTCATTCCGGCTCTAAACGCCATCCTTCCTTATGCGATTGCCGTAGTTAAAGCTATTCGAGAGATTGCAAACGCTATCGCAAATCTTCTCGGTTTTACTTTGACCGATGTTGATTATTCAAGCGTTGGGAAACTCGCATCCGGCACAGGAGCGGTGGCAGATAATCTCGGAAGCGCTGCCGGGTCGGCTAAAGAGTTGAAGAAATACATCGCCGGATTTGACGAGTTGAATGTACTTCCCTCGGCCAGCAATGGCGGATCGGGCGGTGGCGGTGCTGGCGGCGCTGGCGGAGGTGGATTTGACTTCGATCTCCCCACCTATGACTTTCTCGGCGATGCGGTAGAAACTCGTGTTGATGAGATCAAAGATAAACTAAAACCACTTTTGGTGATCGCTCTGGCAATCGGGGCGGCATTCGCAGGTTGGAAAATCGGGAAAAGGGTTACTGCCGCAGTTGCTACGTTACAAGCGGGGTTTGCCACGTTTGCTAGTTCGGGCGCAGGTCAAGCGATCCTTTCAAAACTCGCAAGTTGTATCGCGGGAGTTGCCTTACAATTTAACGCGGCTGGCGGCGGAGTAAAAGGATTTTTGTCTGTACTTGGGATGGTTGCCAAGGTTGCGGCTCCTGCTGTTGCAATTTTGGTAGTAGTCATTGCTACTCTCAAAGTTCTTATTGAGAGATGGAACGATATTAAATCGGCAGTGGCAAACACCTTTGGAAAGCTGAAAGTTGGAGAACGCTTGCAGGCGCTCAACGACAAACTGAATCAGCTAGGCGAAAAACTCGGCTGGGTTGACGGTTTTTGGAATGGCCTGAAATCTACTATCGGTAGCCTCATGAACTTCATCGGCGAAGTAGTAATCACAGTTGTCGGAAGTTCTTTAATCGGGTTATTTAACGGTCTGGTTGGCGTGCTGGACGGCGTAATCACTGCGGTGACAGGCGTCGTGGAAGTATTCACGGGATTCGCACAATTTTTAAAAGGTGTATTTACTGGTGATTTGGATTTGGTTAAGAAATCCTTTGCCACTTTCGGTTCCGGTATTTCTAAAATCTTTTCAGGTGTGATCGATGGACTTGTAAATGGATTCACGGGTTGGGTTTCCGGTGTCATCGAGGGAATCACAAATCTGGGTGGTACTCTTCTTGGAACTCTGATTCCCAACATTGTTAACGGTATTTCTACCTTTTTCAGTAATCTTTGCACG